GTAGTGGGTCAATTCTCAGATAACGTACCATTTAGTGAAAGACCATCAAACTGGTTCCAAACAACTACCATTAATAATTGGTCATACCCAGGATTATATAATAACACCAATACCATACCATCAATATCGCTATCAGGATTAAATTATTCGGCGTTAACAATTGTTGATACCCAACATTTTGAGTTTGGAAATGAAGATATTAACTTTGATATGACAAGTGAAATCAATGGTATTTTAAACGGTAGTATTACAGGTGTTACAGGTTGGGGTGTTGCATATGTTCCCGAGGTAGAAAACATCTCAGGATTGACTGAAACTTATTCTGTGGGGTTCTTTACCCGACACACCCAAACGTTCTACCAGCCCTTCTTACAAACCACATACGATGATATTATTAAGGATGATAGAAACACTTTTGCACAGAACAGAACAAATCAGTTATATTTGTATGTTTTTCAAAATGGTGACTTTGTAAATTTGGACCAAAACCCTGTAGTTGATATTTTAAACCCTGATGGTGAACCTATTTCAGGATATACAGGATTGACCACTTGTTTACGTACAAGAGGTGTGTATGAAGTAGTGGTACCACCATTGAATGGTTATTATACACCATGTCAATTCACCGATAAATGGACTAGTATTTATATTGATGGTAATCATTTATCTGACATTGAAAATGATTTTGTTTTGTTACCAACATCTTCAGCATATCAAATCGGTGTTCAATCTAAAGACCCAATTTTATATGGTTTTGATTTTAGTGGTATTAAACAAAATGAAAAAATACTCAACACCGATATTCGTAAAGTGATGGTAACTATTAAACAAGCTTACACAAGTCAGGTTGTTTTAAATAGCATTGACACATTTTATAGAGTATATGTTAGAGAAGGTAATACTGAAGTACAAGTTCAAGATTGGACACCAATTAATAGAACACCCAACGAATACTACTTTATGTTTGATACAAGAGATAAAATACCAAATCAATATTATGTTGATATAAAAGTGAATACTAGTGGAGAAAGAGATACTTATCAAAAAGAATTAATGTTCCAAATCGTAAACAAAAAATGAAAAAAATAATTAAACTTAATGAATCTATGATTCAAGACCTTGTAAGAAAAGTTTTACAAGAACAAAAGAGTGAAAGATATATGTTCTTCTCTAATTTAGAACAAATGAAAAGACAATGTGAAATGTTGTTAGATTTAGATAAATCACAAATTGAGAGTATTCTTGACGATGGTCATGATTGGGCTCAAGACCATATTTCTGAATCCAAAAACAGTATGGACCAAGTTTTTGATTTCTTAATGAATAAAATTAATGAGGGTGAAGAAGAAACAATGAATATTCAACCTACAGTAATGGAAAGTAGAAAAAAAACGGGAACAAAATTATGTGTTCGTGGTAAAGCTGCGGCTAAAGCAAAATATGATGTTTACCCTTCAGCATATGCGAATGGTATGCCGTTCAAGTGTGTAAAGGTAGGATGCCAGGTTTAGACGGAAAAAAACATTGTTCAGGTGCCTATTGTTAATTCAAAAAAAAATTATTATCTTTGAATCCATATTAAAATGAAAGAATACAAACACATATTCAAAAGGTGGATTCAACGAATGTACATTGATTCTGCAAGAAAAATGGACTACGAACGTGGTCACAGGTCAAAATACGAGTTGGATTGTTTATCAATTTGTAAAAAATTGATTGATAAACCAGATACTCAATTATTAATGACACCACTTTCAAATAAAAAATACATACACAATCCTGCAAATTCTATTTTTATTACAATTGAAGGTAATACAGTTAATGTAATTAATCACAAATATTCATATACGGTTGTAATTCAAGACAAATCAAAAATTGAAATAACAAATCACTTTAATGAAGTTTTAGAAAGTCAAAGATTAAAAATGGAAGAAGAAATTACTTCCAATATTAAACATTCTCTTAAGAATATATTACAAACATTAGTTTGATGGACAAACTTCCTTAGCGATTTTTTCTGTTTGTCCTTCTTCAATTAGTCCTATTCTGTGTAGTACACAATAATATCTTGGATTTTCATTTAAATGTTGTTGTGCAATTTTGCGAGCTTCTTTTAAATCTTTAGCATATTGCGATTCAACCATTTCTCCAAGGTCTATCATTTTGTTTTTTCTGACCTGTTCGTTGAGGATGGACTTAATAAATTGTCTCATACCTTCATTAGTGTTTTTCTTTTTGGGTTTATAAGAGGTCATTATTGGTTTTTGACCTTTACCTGATTGAGTATCTTTTTTTTCAGCTTCTCTTTTTTGTCTACAAGCATTTTGTTTTGCGGAATCGCTCATTTTACCCGCAACACCTGTTGCTCGACACTTTGGATAAGCGCCTTTATCAGTGTCAGAACGACCACAAGGTGGATGTTTTCCATTTTTATCTTTCCTACAAATATTAACCCACGGCCCTTTAGGCTGACTACTTCCTTTTGGCGCCTTTTTTTTGCCAAACCATACTGCCAAATCTTCATTTAATTGTTGTTCCATGTTGTTTTTGTGAAAAAAATTACGATACTTAACATAAATATAAAACCATATGGAAAATACTGAAAATACTGAAGAAATGTCAAAAAAAACACAAGAAATTATTGGTTCTCTTTTTGATACAATACATTACACCTCAAATGAACAATTAAATTCACTTATTGATGGTATGAATGAAGAACAAGCGATATATTGTATAAGACAAGCATTAATCGCTTGCCACGTTAGAGGCGCATTTACAATGGAAGAAACCGAAGCAGTTTCAAAGTCTTTAAGAGTTATAAATTCTTAAGGTCTTGATGGTGTGGGTGTAGGTGTTTTTGTTGGAGTAACCGTAGGTGTTGATGTATTAGTTGTGGTTACACTTGGAGTAACCGTAGGTGTTACTGTATTTGTTGGAGTTACACTTGGTGTTACTGTATTTGTTGGAGTTACACTTGGAGTTACTGAAGGAGTTGCGGTATTGCTTGGTGTTTGAGTAACTGGTGGCCATTCAATTGTAGAATCTATTGTTAAATTTGAAAACGCAGTTTTATATGTACCATCAACATACCAAATGTTTACGGTTTCGTTTCCTTGAATTTCGTAATTATTAAATACAAAATTATCATCACATCTTGTGTATGATATTACTTTAATACTTTCTGAAGTATTTGTTATTGTTGATTTTTTACAGGCCATAATTTAATTATTATTTTTATATATATAAATACCACGTAAAAACAAAAAAGGGAACCGAAGTTCCCTTTTTTTATAAGTTTTAAGATAAATTATCTTAATTCTTGTAAGTTGAATGTTCTTATACCATCAACTGTTACTCTACCAAAGAAACGGTTGTTAACCATTTTCTTAGCGTATCTTGTCATGATACCCTTGATAGGTGTGAAGTTGAATGGGTTATACATAGTTGGAGTCAACTGTAAAGGAACATATGGAGCGTAGATGTAACCTGTATCCAACAAGCTAGTACCTTTGTGTCCGATTAACACTTGGTTAGCTGGGAAGTAAGGGTCACGATACACTTGGTATCTTCCTGACAATGTACCAACTCTTTCAATACCCATGTTGTATTGGTCTTGCTCAGGAGCTGCATTTGATACGTGGAAGTATTCCAAGTCATCAAAGATAGCAGATACTTCAGAAGATACAACAATCCAGTTAGCACCACCTCTTAAAGTTGATTTGTGAATTTGAGCAGACAATTGGTTAATTGCTGTAATCAAAGTTTGGTTCCAATCTTTTTGAGTGTAAGGAGTTGTACCAGCAGAAGATAGTCTCTTCCAACCGTTGTAATCCCATCTCAAGTTCCAAGCCGCACCTTTTCTCAAATCTCTCAAGATTTCTCTATCAATTTCTGCAGCAACTTGCTCAGATAATAATGCTGTTAATTCAGCCTCAGCATCAATGTTGTGGAATGCCGCAACATCTTGAGCTAATTCAGGAGACCATTGTGCTCTCAATTTTCTTTCTGTAACAGAAACTGTTACTGACTCAAGGTCAAAAGAAACTTCACCGATTTGGTCTTCAAATTCCAACTCTTTATACAATCTGTAAATTGCTAAGAACGCTGTATTTGAACTCGTGTTAGATGAGAATGTTGAACCTGTGTAACCGTCCATAGATGAATCACCACAAGCAATACAAACTGGTACTTGTAAATCAATTTCTAAGAATATGAAACCATTAGCATCACATACGTTGTAGAAAGAACCACCTGAGTTAGCGTTGTAAGGAGAAGGACCATTAGGATAATTAACCGTTACATTACTACCATATTGAACGATACCTTTACCATATCTTTGAGTTACAACTCTGAATAAGTAAGGGTTAGTTGTGTTAGCTGAAGTATAAACGTTACCAGCTACACCTAAGATGTTCAAACCTGATATGAATTCTTCAGTATCCATAGTATTACCATTAGGACCAATTAATTGACCAGCACCAGCGTTAGAGAAACCACTCATAACAATAATTACTTTTCTGTAATTATCTAACCCGTATGATGCAGGTAATAAATAACCAGCGTTAGAAAAAGCGTAAGTTACAGTTGAAGCAGTTACTGCTGTCCACTGACCTTTTGAATAGTCAAACAAACCAGGAGGATTTAATCCAGCTTCGTTACCTTCGTAGAATAAGTCATATAAATCCTTATTATATGTAGGATTAAAAGTACCAGTACCTGAATTGTAACCAGAATCTGGATTACCATCATAGTTTCCTGGAGCACCTATAGGAGGGTAGTGTGTACCACTATTTCCAAATAGACCATCTGTTGATGTACCACCAGAATAACCTTGAATTTTAGGTACGAAGTAGAACAATTTACCGATTGGTAAGTTCATTGCTTGTACAGACACGATGTCGTTAGCTAATAATTTAGAGAATACTCTTCTCACGATTGGGAAAACAACCGTTTCAAAAGAACCTGAATCAGAAGTTGAAGAAGCTTCGTTAATTAAGTGTGAAGCTTGGTTTTCATACAACTGAGCCACGTTTTCTTTCATGTGACCTTTTAGACCTTCTAAAAAGCCAAGTTTATCCCATTTGTTGATTGTGTCTTCTTTGATAACTTTAAGGTGTTTCAAACCAATGTTACCAACAAGACCGCTTTCTAATAATGCACCCATTTTAGTATTTTTTTTTGTTTTTAAGTTTTATTTATTTTTATTTTTGTATTTTTTGCATAATATCCTTCATTCTTAAGAATTGTGGATTTTCATACGTTTTTGACTCAATTAAGTTTTGTGATGAACCTGATGCTGGAGATTTTCCAATTTTTTCAATAGATTCAGTTACAACACTTTGAGTACTACTTGTTGTGTTTAATTCTCCTTTAATTGATGAATATAAAGTTTTAGACTCTTTTAATGATTCAACATCATCAAATCTTCTTAAGATATTAATTTTTTCTTGTTTAGTTGTAGTATGTTCAGTAAACAATCTTGTAGCATAAGCCAAGTTTGAATTAAATACTGCAACTTCATTTAATTTATCTCTGAAGATATTAAGAGCTTTTCTGTACTCTTCATTTTTTTCTCTCAATCTTTCAACCTCTTCAGCAAGAGCTTGATTCGGAATTACTTTCATTTTAGGTAAACCTTTTCTTTGAGCGTAATTTCTAGTTCCATTACCTAATGTTCTAGCAGCTTCTTTAGTTTCCTCTTTTTCGTAATCTTTGTAATGACCACCTTTTTCACCAGCTTTCTTTTCAACACCATCAACATCCTTACGTTTGTATTCGTGTTTTTTAGAACCATACTTTTCTTCCATTTCAGCTTCAGTGTATTCAAACTTTTTAGGTTTCAAATTCATACCAACTCCTTTAGCCATACCTTTTGGTTCAATAGCTGATTCTTTGGTTTCCATTTTTCTACCTTCTTTATATTCAAATTTAGCACTTCCGGTTTTAACACCTTTACCTACTACAGGTTTACTCATCATTGACCCTTCTTTAGTTTCCATTTTTTTAGCTTTGTTAGTTAAAGAGGATTTAGTTAATTTGCCCATAACTGGTTTGATTGTCATTTTACCTTCAGACATGTTTTCGTCATCACTATCATCGTCCATATCTTCGTCTTCATCCATTTCTATTTCATACACCACTTCATCCATATCTTCTTCATCCATGTATTCTTCGTCCATATCTTCTTCATCCATGTATTCTTCGTCCATATGCATTTCTTCACCAAAAATATTAGCCATCATAGAATCTAAATCCTCGTCTGATAATTCTTCTTCTTCATCCATTTCTTGCATAGTTTCGTCTTCCATGTCACCTTCAGTTTGAATAATGTATTCAACATCTTCGTCTTCATCATTTAAAGTAATGTGGTTACCATCTTGTTTAACAATGATACCATCTTCATCACTCATAGATTTGAAAACCTTTAAGATTTCATCATCGGATGCGTTTGTAAGGTCAATTGGTAGTGTATCATCAGAATCCATATCAAAGTCCATCTCAAGTCCATCTTCCGATTCATCATCGTCAGAATCCATATCAAAGTCCATTTCAACATCATCCATGTTTTCATCATCAGAATCCATATCCATATCCATGTCTAAATCATCTTCCGATTGTTCATCCATTTCAACTTCCATTGATTCATCTTCAGCCTCGTTTTTCAAAGACTCTTTTACTAGTTCTGAGATTTCTTCCTTCATTGTAGAAGCAAGTATTCCTTTTGCATTTTCGGCAACTACTTGTTCCAAATTTCTCATTTGTAGTAGTGCTTCCTCAACTAACGACTTTTTTTCTGTCATATTATTATAGAATAATTTAACATATAAATATATCCATATGTTAAAAAATTCTGTTTGGGCTTAGTAAAAACCCTAAATAAATAAAAAACCCCTCGGTTAGGAGGGGTTTTTATTAATCTTGAATAACTTCGTCTATTTTACTTTCGGAGACCGCTGTGATTCTCCAATCATGTTGAAACCCAGTATATCGGGATGTTACCTTGGCTTCAACATCAGTTACAGAGTAACCTTTAACCAATTTTTCCTCTCGGATTTTTTTTAATTTTCCTGTATTTTCATCAGGTAAATCGTACTGTACTTTTGCTACAAAATATTTCTCGTCCATGTTTTTTTAAATTATTTGTCTAAATAATGATTTAATTTTTTTAATAAGTCAATAGAGCGATTCATTTTTGTTCCACTTTCTTGTTCTATTGGAGATGTTCTTAAAACTTTTTCTTCTTCTAAATTTTCTTCAAATTTGTTTCTATCATCAGGATTTGTAAATAAGTAAGCACCGGGTGTAGATGGTGAAGATACCAAATCAAAACAGATTAATTCAAAATCATCTTGTACTTCATTTTGTTCACCAGTCTTTTTTAAAGAACCAACTCCACGTGAAGATATACCCAAAGTAACACCTTGTCTTAACAAGTTTGCTGCTTGGTCACCCTTTGTAGATACAATCCCTCTCTCATGGAATCCTGGTGATGTTAGAAGACGTAACTTACCCATAAGGATATGTCCGTCCCACCAAATATCATTAATGATGTGAGACACACGGTCAAGGTCAATTAATGATGATTCAGGGTGATTTAATTCTGAAAGAGATGTTCCTTTTTCAATTATCTTTTTATAATTTTCAGATTCACGTTTTAAGATTCTTTCAGGGTACACCCTACCATTACGGTTTGGTGTATTGTATTTTTGAAGTACGGCATAGAATTCAAAAGGTTTTGAATAATCCAAGAAATTCTTGTGATTTTCTTCAAGCATCTTTTTATTAAATTCATGAGATGGTGACACATATCCTGCGTCCATTTCAATCAATATTCCTTTACCTGTCTCGGTAGGTCCTAATATTTTCATACGTATGTTTTAGTAATAAATACTAGGATACTTCTTCTTTGCTCTTTTTAGATAGTGTAAAATCAAAATACTCGTTCTTTTTAAAGTTTTCAATATAAATTTCTTTGGCGATTCTTTTTAATTTATCTTTAAGAATTGTATCTTTAAAATCTATTTCTTGAGATAAGAATAAAGTAATTTCCAAATTCATAAAACTTTTCTTCCCGTAAACAATCCCGCTAGTTCTTAAATCCAAGTCAATAATATAATTGTCTTTAAAAAATGTTGGGTCTAGTATTTCAAATATTGTATGTTTTATCTGTCTACTAAAATTTGATACTATTCTTTCCCAATTGTTATAACTTTGTTTTGGTGAAACCCAACTTTGTAGATTAAGATAAACCGATTTAAAATTTTTGGAATCAACTGTTCCATAACTCACTTTTGAATTGTTGAATCCTACAATCCGTGATGTTTTTCCTTTTTTCATTAATATTCATGTGTATAAATTGTTTATTGTTTGAAAAAAAATAATCTAATTTGTTTCTATTGTCAAATTTTTACCAACTTTGTATTATTTACTATAATATGTTAAAAGTAAAAATTGATGCAAAAACTCCTTTGGAAAAAGCCTTGAAACAATTAAAAGGAAAGGTAATTAAAACCAAGCAAAATGAAAAATTGAGAGAAAGACTTCAGTATGAAAAACCATCTGTTACACGTAGAGTTCAAAAATTAAAGGCTCAATACGTTGAATCACAAAAACCTAAAGATTAATTAATATTATTATACAAATTGTATAATTTTACATAATTAATTTTAGAAAATACCTCACCTTTAATTTGTTGGATAGTTTCTTGTAATTTTTTTGTTGTACTTTCATCCATAGATTCATTAAGATTACTTAATGAATGAATTGTTTTTGTTTTTAA